CAGATGTTCGCCGAGGGCAGTGATGATATTCTGGGCGGCGGCATTTGAGGCTTCCACCACAGGGCCGCCCGTATTCTGTCCTGCGGCAATGAGGGCCACCTGTATCTTGGTGGCGTTATCAAACTCTTCTTTCCACTTGTTGAAGGCCTGATCTGCCGCAGTTTCCTGGGCCTTCATCTGGACCTGATGCTGGACGCGCATCTGCTCGATCTGGACTTGTGCTTGCGCCTGCAACTGGGCGACCTGCAGCTGGGCCTGGGTCTTGATGTTTTCGATCTGCGAATCCACCTGACCCTGCGCCTGGATATTCTGGGCCTCCATCTGAGCCTTTATCATCTCCGGGGTTGGCTTTGGATTCTGTGCCAGCTGCGCCGCCTTGACCTGGAGTTGCTGCATGGCCTGGTCGATCGTGCCCTCGATGGCACGGGCCTGTTTGAACCCGGAAACCGCATATTGCATGATCTGCATGAGTGCGGGCGCCATTTCGGGGATTTGCTGGCCGGCGGAGACCGCTTGCGGCATGAAAGCGCCGAAGGCCTTGAGGAACTCCATGCGGTCTTCCTTGTCCTGCTGTTCGTCCAGCATCACAAGGCTATCGGCCTCGACTTCGATCCTGAACTTTCGCAGAGGGTTGGAGGTCAAAAGCTGGAGGGCGGCCGGGATATTTGCCTGATCGGCGGCTGTCATCTGATCGGCGGCCGCGTATTCCTTGATGGTTTCCGGCTGATATTTGGAACAGATGATTTGCGCCTTGAGCTTGAGCAGCTCGGAGGCAAACAACGCCACATTGTCCTGCATGGATTTGAGCCGCAGCCCGGCATACTGGCCCTTGATCTCCTGCGCAGTGGCGGTTTCGGAAGCGACGGAGACGCCACGGATAATGTCGGAGATCCCGGTGATGTCGTAAATCTGCTGCTTGACGTTGGACTGGGCCTGATAGCATTGGAGCAGGCATGCGGCGAGAGCGTCTATAGGCAGAAGGTCGATGGTGCCCTTGAGGCCCCCCTTCTCCATGAAGTTGAGCCATTTATCGACCGGAATGAGGGTGTTGTTCTCGCCCTCGGTCAAAAGGCGCTGGAGGGAAGGCTGGGATTGGTCATAGACGCCGCGAACGCGAAGGGCCTTCACAAGCCCGTCGATGCGATCCGATAAAATATCAAGTTCATTGGCCTGATCCTGATAGAGAACAAAATCAGGGACCGGAACCAGACTGTCTGATGTCGTGGTGGCATAGAGGGGGCGCGCACATGGAAAGAAGTTCTCCAGCTCCAGCGGATCATCTATCGTATCGATCATGTGGGGGTAGTGCTTGGAGAACCAGTAGACCTCTTCAGTATCCATGTCCCACAACTCGCAGATGCGGGCCTTGTCTTTCTGGCTGGACTGGCTGGTATATTTGTTGAGGGGATCGGGCGCGCTGTCGAACGGAATTTTCTTGGCGATGTCGGCACCGAAGCGCTTTGTCACCATGTCCTCATTCATATAAACCCAGCGCCAGACCTTGGTTACTTCTTCCCAAGTGCGAGCGCAAGAATGGCCGAAATCACGCCAATGAACGTAATCGGTGGGGGCGCACTCGTAGTCAATCTCTTCAGGGGGGCCGTCATTCCCGGCAGTTTGATTGTGGATGTCGCCTTGGGCTTCTTGGGACTCGCCTTCTTCAATGTCTTCGGTGATTTGGTAGCCATCTTCGGGTACGTCCTGCTGCTTGATATGCGGGTCATAGCGCACCCACGACACGCCGCGCCCGCCGAGGAAACGATCTTCTACGGCATAACGCATAGACGAACGGAAATCAGGGTAATGCTCAATTTCGTAATCAAGCGCCCGCTCAATCAGCAAAGACGCAACGCGGCCAACGGGGTCGTTATCACCAAAGCGCCGTGACACATCGGCCTTGGGCAACTTGGCATACACAGCCGGAATTAGAGTCTGGACATTGGACCAAAGGATGTTGAACCGCGCAGCTTCATTCGCCATGCCGGTGCCAGTGCCCTGGTCATCGCGATACCGGCGAAGAATCTTCGTGGTACGCGCTTCCCACTTCTTATATTCATTGTTGTACGCATGAATATTGCTAAGAAGTCTCTGGACAGTCGAATCGACTTTTTCCAATGCCATCGTCTAATTCCTTAATGACGTATTAACGCGGCGGCATACCACCGGGCGGCATCATGGGACGCGGAGCCATGCCGGGAGGCGGTCCGCCCTGCGGCTGAGGCGTCATTGTGCCGTTAATCTGCATGGGGACGCCCTGCGGAGCGCCCTGCGGAGGCATACCAGGCGGCGGACCACCCATGGGCATACCAGGCGGGGGGCCGCCAGGAGGCGGGCCACCGGCTCCGCCCGGCTGGGCCAGCTTCATACGTTGCATGATCTGCGCTAGGCGCTGTGGGTCGATAGCCATGTGATGTTCCTTTGATTACTGAATTACGAGAAGATGCCGACAGCCATGACTTCTACGCCAGCGCCGGTAATAACGGCCCACGCTCCATCCGAAGACACGGCATTGAATTCAATGTTGTACACGCCAACACCGCCGCCTACTGCATTGGGCAGGATGGTGTGCGTAAGAATGCTCGCGCCCGATCCATCTACAACCTTGACAAGGCTGCTCGCAGCCGTAGCCACTGTAATGACAAGGCGATGCAGATAGTCGCCCTTTGCGCCCGTGGTGCCAAGCACAACGGCAGACGACTGGTTAGCCGCAATATGTTCGTACTGATAGCGATATGGGTTGTTTACGCCGCTCATAGTCTAGCCCTTCTCTTTGTCTTCTGTGATGCCCACATATCATTCAATGTGGCCGTATTGGTCCTGCCCACAATCAGTGGACGCTCACTCGCCATAACCTTCGGAGCCACTTCGCCCCGCCATGCCACAGCCAGCATTCTAAACGCATCTGCCGGATGGCTGCACCAATTATGCTTTGGTGCCGCCCGGAATGCCTTCTTGTCCTCATCATATTCGCGCTCATACTGGCGCAATGCCTCAATGCCTTCACGGCATTTCAGTTCGTCAAAATAGCACTTGGGCAGCGTCATACGCACAGCCTGGATGCCATCATGGACGCCAATGTCGGGCACAATAGCAATGTTAGCTAGACCAAGAAATTCAGCCAATTGCTCGATAATCGACTTGCCCTGCGCCGCAAGCGTCTTAGCCCGCGCGTCATGCGGCAAGTAATGCTTGCCATAATGGTAAGGCTTGCCAGTAACGACGTTCGCAATGTCCTCAATGCTCGCGCCAGACACAGCATAATAGTCAATAACGTGGATCTCATTGCGAGACACCTGATACCACCAGATTGCCGTGTCATCCTTAAAGCCCAAATCCCACGCCGTGTACGTCGGCAAGGCAGGATCGTACTGAACTTCAGTAATGCGGCCCGCATCCTGCGCCTCACGCATCTCAACGCCATAGAACGCGCCAAGGATCGCAGCCTCAAAGCTGCATTCGTATTCCTGCATATACTGGTCAGGCGTAATCTGCGCCTTGACGGCATCAAGCTCTGTTTGCGGCAAAATCCCGCTATCAGTAGCCGTCAGCCGGAGAAGGAACCAGTCCTTCGGATTCTGCTTGCCAGTCTGGTAAATATCCCAAAACTGGTTCTTACCTTTAGGCGTACCGCCAAAAACCGCCCAGCCCTGCTTATCAGACAAAGTGGGACGTATAACATGACCCCAAACACTAGGTCGAAAATCGCCATACTCGTCCATAAAGATACCATCAAACCCCAAACCACGCATAGCATCAGCGTTGTCAGCGCCAAATAACCTAATGCGAGCGCCCGTGACAAGATCAATTTGCAACTCCGCTTCGTTAGAAGATTGAGCAATAGGCAAACTAAACCGTTTCAAATAATCCCACGCCACACTCTTAGCCTGGCTGCGGAACGGGGCAATGTACGCGAATTGGGGGTTCTCCGTCTTGCAAGTGACCGCCGCCCGGATCAGATCATTGACCGCCGCAACCGTCTTGCCCGCCCGGCGATGCGCCACAAGGCAAGCCCACCGCTGCGTCCGCCCGTGGAATGGCATGAACGCGTCGCGAGGCGAATAGGCAATGGCTATTTCTTTTCTTGCCACGAAATGACCAGTTCCACAGGGCCTTCATCCGGGCCAGTTACTTCATTACGAGCCAGCTTGGGCACATGGTACTCAATCAAGTCGGAAAAGCAGTTGAACGCCGCCCTGGGGCCGTCCTGGGTGTAAACTTCTTCTAGCCAGTCATTCAGCCGGTCAGCATTGCCATCAATAAAGCCCGCAATCATCTCGCGAGCCTTCATCGTGGACTTGTCCTTCGAGCCCTTGGGGCGACCCTTGCCACGGCTGGCAGTGTTTCCCTTGGCGAATTTGTTACTTGCGGTCATGTGTCGTCCCGAGTCATGTTTTTCATAGCATTGGCCAGCTTAGGGCCCTTGTCAGCCTGATTGTATTCCTTGGCGACCTTCATTGGAACGCCCGCTTTCTTAGCGAATTTGGGGTCGTGGGCCGCCGCAGCCATAAACCGACGCTGTTTGTCCGATGTTGAAGGCATATAGCACCAAATCTAGGTGAATCCGCTTGGAATATGGCCGGATTTGGCCGCCGGGTCAATATGGCGGGCTGGGCAAGGCTTGGTTTTGGGATTTCCGGCAAATTTTGGGTGCGGGTAGGGCAAGGTCGGCTAGGGGTGGCCCATTTGTGGGGGGGGCCTATAAATATATCGACC